CTGGCGGGAGACGTAGAAAACGGTTGGATCGCCGCTCGAATCCTTGACCGGCAGCGAAAGGTAATCCTCGCGCTCCCATTGGGTCAGGATGCGCTCGTAATCTCCGATCAGCCTGGCCCCGAATACCTGGCGGATGTCGTCGTCCAGCGCCACCGACGCTGTGTCAGCGGTGATCGTGATGGTGCGGTCGTCTTCCCGCCACAGATTGACGCCCTCGGCCTGCCAGCTCTTGAGCATGGCGTTGAGGCGGAAGATGCCAGCCTCAAGCTCAGCTGACTTGGGCTCCTTGCCGATCCCCAGGACGCCGAGATCGTTCATTGCCTGCGTCACCGCGTCGGTGGCGGTCATCCCGAAGTCGGTTGCCATGTGGGCGCTCCCTAAAGATCGTCCGGAGTGACTTCGTTGTCGGTGACGAAGTGCTCAGCCGGTTCGGGCGCCGCATTGGTAAGCGGCACGCCCTCGGGCTCGATGCGCGGCGGCGAAAGCTGCGGCGGGCGCGGATCGAAGCATGGCGGGCAAACCCGCAATCCCGACCATTCGCGACGAATCTTGCGCAGCGGATATTGCCAGCCGCAGCGTTGGCATATTCCCCACGCCATCGGCTTCTCCGCTTGAATAAGTTGCCCGGCCTATAAGGGCGCCGGGCCTTCCCGTTGGGAGCGTTAAGCTCCGGCCGAGCCGAAAATGGCCCGGAAGTCGCCAATTCCGGCGCAGAAGCGCATCCGCGCTTTGGCCTTGGCGTTCTCGGTGTCGAAGTCCTGGTCCTTCGACAACTCGACCTCATTACGCCACAGGGACATCAGCCCCTCCGGTGCGTCGGTCTGGACAAACCACGCGTCCATGTCAGTGAGGTAGTGATTGGACGCGATCTCGGGGATCGAACCAAGCACCCTCAGCGCGTTCACGTCGTTGTTCGCCGTGCCCTGCCGAAGCTGCGACTTCAGGATGCGCTGCGCATTGAACTCGTCATCCGTTGAGATGATGAGCCGCTGCGGGCGAACGGCGATGCGCAGGCCACGAGCATTCTTGACCTGGTTGATCGTCTTCACCGCATCCTCAAGCGCGGACTCCGAAAGGTCGGCCGCCGTGAGTAGGTTGGACTGGTTGCCGGCGCGCGTCGGGTGTGAAGCCGAGCACATCGCCGCAGCGTCGCCAATCGGGTAGTTGGTATCGAACGCACGGTTGAGAATGTTCGCGTGAACAATCTCCGCCGTCTGGCGCATCGAGAAGGCAAGGGCCTTCGCGCGGCGCTCAGAAACCTCCTTGTAGAGGTCGTCGTCCAATTCCTCCCGAGTGACGATGTAGCCCAGCGCATAGACGAGGTGCGTCAGGGTCGTAACCGAGCCCTGGCCGTCCGTATCATATGCAACCGAACCACCTTCCGATTTGATCGGCGCGAGACCGAAACCGGTCGTCTCGACAATCTTCTCGGCGTACTTGTCGCTGGTGTCCTTCTCGAAGATGTTGGACCATTCGGCGGGATGCTCATTATACATCTTGCCGAACCATGCCTTGATCCCCGGCCACAGGGCCTCGGGATGGGCAGAACGAGTAATAGCTGCCATTTACCCTACTCCCTGTTAAACGCCAGTCGAGCCGGCAGCGCCGGTCTCGGTCGGCAGGTTGATGCCCACCAGCACTTTCGCGTTGGCCCCGATCGCATTGTCCTCACGGCGCACGAAACCTTCGATGCGCAGTTGGAGCGTTGCGGTGGTTGCCTTGGTCGAAGTGTCGAGCTGGAAGCCTGACAACCCGGTGACGGTCGAGCCAGAGCCCGAAATGAGGTCCGCATTCAGGCCGACATCGACAGCGGCAAGTGCGCCGCCAACTGCGTCTTCCTGAATCTCGAACAGCAGGTTCGGATCATCTGCGACATACACATATTGGGCCGTCGAGGCCGCGCGGTAGCGGGTCGTCAGCGAAGGCGTGTTGCGCACGCCGACAACGACTCCCGTAATGCGCCCAGCGCTGCCTGCGGTTGCCCGCGTGCAGGTAGGAACGCCCGCTGCGTCGGCATCCCCGGCGATAATCACCGGATCGCCAACATACAGCGCAGTGCCATCCGACGCGGGGACGTAGTAAATGTTACACGCCCCGTTGTACGGCGCACCGCTCTTGTACCGGACGGGCTTTAGGCCCTCCGGATTGTTGGTGTTCGCCATTGGTTGAAATCCTTGAAGGGGCTAGCCCTTGGACACGCCCCGATTGATGGAGTTCTTCCCGTCCTTGGGCACGTAGGCCAGCTCGTCGGGAAGGTCGGACCTGGAGGCGGCGTCGCGGGCGCCCTGGATCATGCCCATCTCTTGTTCCTTGAGATCGGCCATCTTCCGTGCCTGGTCTTCGGCGCAGAAGTCCTTGCGCTTCATGCAGAGGTGGGCCTTCATGGGCCGCCCCTCGCGATCGGTGCCAACAGTGATTGGATCCACTTCGGGGACCGTATCCCAGTCATCTAGCTGGGTCTTCGCATACATCCGGTTGCCGTCGTCATTGATCCAACGAAAATCGTGGTCGGGATGTGAATCCCTTGCCTTGTCGGGAATTGCCAGCGTGAGCTGGAAGGTGCGATCAAGGTTGCCGTCGAAACGGCGGCGGCGTTCGTGCCGCTCTTCGCTGGCCCGGTCGGTACGGGCGTCTGGGTGTGCCATCAGGCGTTCTCCTCGAAATAGATTTTGGCGTATTCGTCGAGCGACTTGATGCGCCCGCGCCTCAGAAAGTCCTTCGCCGCCGTCTTTGCTGGGGCAGGAAGGTCGTCAAAGCCCTTCGGCCCCTTGCGAGGCGCCGCCGACCTTGAGCCGGAAACATCGACATTGGCCGGCTGCTTGGTCTGCTGCCCTGCGAAATACTCGGGGAAGCGGCGCTTGATTTCCTTCTCGGCCGCCGAAAGCTGCGTTGCCGGGTCAACAATGCCCTGGTCGGCGTAGCTCTGGCAGATGTTGACCGCCATTTGCGTGGCGATCGGGTCTTTGCCGAACCAGCTCGAATTGCGCGCCTTGAACTCGGCGGTCTCCTGCGGTTCCTGCGGCTGCGGGACGTGGGCGGCCAGCTGGGCCAGCCCCTGATCCGCCTTGTTGAACGCATCCACGTCCATCGACATGAAGGCTTCGTTGCGCTTCTCGAGCAGCTTTTCGCGCTCTTGAGCTACAGCACGTTCAGTGATCGATGCCGCTGCCCTCGCGGCCCGTTCCGAGGCTTCCCGCGTTGCCCTCAGGTCGCGGCGAAGCGACTTGTTGACATCGACGGTCGTTCGCAGGAACGATTTGGCGTCCCGCCATTCTTCCGGATCGCCGCGCCACTGGTCCTTGGGGGACCAGCCAAGCTCCGCAGCAAGCGATTCAGCTGTTGGGCTGTCTTCATCGCTGGCTTCGGGCTCTGGCGTATTGGCTTCGGGTTCCGCTACTTGTGCGCCATCCGGCGCTTCCTCCGCCACCTCGGGCGGAAGATCGTCTTCGGTTGCCATTCATGGCTCCTATGAAAAGGCTCAAGCGAGCCGCTTATTCCCGTTCGTGGGAATGGTTCAGGCGGCCAGCACCGCCGCGATGTCCTTGTCCTTGGTCAGCCGGTATTCACGCCCGTCGGCCCCCTCGATCAGGGTTCCGGCATATTTGGCGAAAACCACCGCATCGCCGGCCTGCGGCATCCGCGAGCCCTCGGGCCAGTCGGAATAACTGAAAGCCAGCGGCGAAACGGCAACGAGCCTGCCCCTCTGAGAGGCGAGGTCGTTGGTTTCCTTCATGTTGCTGGTCAGGATGATCCCGCCCGCAGTCACCTCTTCGGTGTCTTCAGGGGCGATCAGGACATTGTATTCGACCGGATCGATGCCCGGCTTGCATTCACTCAATTCAGGGATCTTGCCCATCAGGACTCCTTCGGTTCCTCGCCCAGAACGCTGCACCAGTCTTCGTAACTGGTTTCACCAAGCGCTCGGTATGCATCCGCTCTCGTGCGGAGTTCGGTGAGCATCAGAGGATCGGCCTCGCCGCGTCCCCATGATGCGTCATTCCATGCGATTTGCTGAAGATCGGCTGCCTTCTCAGCCGCCCGGAGCACCCATTGGGTTGCCGGGTGCTCCCGCCATGCCTGGAACTCCTCCAAGGTCATTCATCGCTCCCGCATTGAAGCCCATCAGGGCGGTTTCGGCCTCGGTCTTCACCGTCTGGGCCTGTTTCAGCGCCGCATCCGCCTGCTTCACCTGAGCATCCGCGACATCCTTGGGATTGGGCGGCGGTGGGCCGTCTGGGAGAATCTTGTCGATGTCTTCCACGTCCGCAGCCTCGAACATGCGCCGGTAAATCTCGATGTCGTTGAGCCCGCGCCCGATGAAGCCACCGAGGAACTGCGCCCGGCTCATCTTCTGCATCTTCGTTACCGAGGTCGGATCGGACACGGGCCGGATGTCGAAGTCCGCGCCGTTGAAATCGCCCTGGAAGTCGGCCAGCGGGTCATCGAGGACATTCTGGTAGTCCTGCGCCATCGCATCGCCGCCCCAGCGCCCCATCTGCTCGAACAGCATCGTGAACTCGCCCTTCAGCGAGCGATAGACGCGCTTGTAAATCGCGGTGAAGACCTGAAGCCCCTGCTCGATCAGGGCCATCGTGGTTCCGACCTGACCGTTGTTCGACGCCTCACCGGTAATCACGTCCTTCACCGAGGAAATGTCCTTCGCAGCCCCGAGCATCATGTCGAGCAGCTGGAACGCGATCGGCGAAGGCTGCGGGACAGTCCGCTCGAAAATCGCCTCCCTCAGCTGCGACCCAGTTACCCCGTTGACGGTCTTGAACTCGCCCGGCTGCAGCTTGATGCGCGAGCTGTTGCCCTGGAGCCGAACTCCCCCGGCAATGAACCCACCACCGGCAATCTGAGCGGTTCCGGCATCGATAAGCTGGTTGATCGCCGTGTTCACCACCTCGGTGATGGGATCGAGCAAATGCCCGAAGCCGATCCCGTAGAAGCAGCCCTTGGGATGTGGGAAGAAGTCGTACTTGATGTAATAGACCGAGAGCTTCTTGACCCTGATCCCCGGCTGCATCGCCTCATGCGTCGAGAAGTTGCTTTCTACCCGCAGGACTTCACTGGTCGCCTTGTCCACGGTGACGATGTAGGGCTCGGAAACCCCGTCGCCGTCCATGTCCATCAGGCGGTGCTGTTCAAGCAATGTCCTCGGCGCCTGGTCGTCGTCGCTTTCCGGCGTCAATTCGACCTGGCGATATTGCCCCGCCGCCATCCGGTCGGCGATCTCGTAAGGGAAAATGTCGTCGATGATTTCAGTGAGGCGCGGGGACGATTCCACGTCCTTGGCCTTCATCGGGGCCACGATCTTCAACGCCGGACGGAGCGAGATGTGGAACTGGCCATCCTTCCAGCACACCTTGCGGAACGCGCACCC